GGTGGCGCAGTCGATGGTGCCGCCGAAGAAGTGCACCGACACCGCATCGCCGAGGTTCGGGGCAGCCAGGATGCCGAACCCATCGCCCACGGCGAGCGCCTTCAGCGGGATCCAGGGCGTGATGATGTCCAGGCCAGCGATGGCAACCTTGACCGCGTAGAGGTCAGGGTCGTAGCCGGTGACGATGCCCATGCGAACCGTGAGGGTCTGCGCCCTGGCGACATCGGCCATCTGCTTGGCCGCGTTCAGGAATGCCTTCACGGCAGCACCGTCGATTCGGGGCTGTGGTTCTTCGCCTGCACGTCCATCCGGTAGCCGTCGAGATCGAACGTGCGCACGATCGTGGACGGCAGGTAGGTCTGATCGAACGCACTGCCGGTGCCGATCAGGCGAATCGGCGTGCGCGCCGTGAGCAGGTGATCCCCGGGCAGTTGCGCGCCGAGCAGCATTTCGTTGCGGCTCAGTTCGTTGACGATGCGGTTCGCGCGCTCCTGGGCTTCTTGCTCGGTCAGGTTCTCGATGAAGTAGGTGTAGACCTGCGCGGGCTCGGGAAGCTTTTGTTCGGCCGACGTGACCCGGTTGCGGATGCGAGCGCGCCGAGCGGTGACGGTGAATCCGCGGCGCTGCTGCAAGTTGGAACTGCGCACCTGCACCTCGACCGTCCGCGACATCGTGAGGTTGCGCCGGCACTGCAGCGATATCGCGTTGCTGATCGGATAGGCGCGCCCGGGCTCGGGCACCTGCCACTGGATCACGTAGGGATCGCCCGTCACCGCCTCCACGCGGGGCTCGAAGTGCAGTTCGCGGCCGGTCACGTACACCTGGAACCCCTCGCGCTCGGCCAGGTAGGTCAGGAGATCCCACTGCGGACGGCTGTCCTGCAGGCTCACGTGGTCCTTCTTGTAGTAGCCACCGGCGATCGCATTGGTCCGCGTCACCACCGGCGTGAGCCCATGCTGCGCGGCGATCAGTTCGACGATCTGGCTGGCCGTGAGGTTCACGTACTGCTCGACCGTCTTCGTGTCGATGAGGCGCGCCGTCAGGTCGCGGCCAACCAGGTGCACGCGGTTCGCCGCGAAGTCGATCGAGACATCGTCCACCGCTCCGACGATGCAGCGGTACAGCTCCAGCGGCTCCCAGGAACCGGCGCGGTCCGGATAGCCCATGAAGATCTGCACCTCGGCGTCCGTGAGGCTCGACCAGTAGTCGGGCCCGGACTGCGCGATGTCCACCGGCGCGTCGATCGAGGGCGTCAGGTGCTGCACCGACAGCGGCAGCGTGACCGTGAAGGTGTCGGCCTGGTAGTGCGTGTTCTGGTCGACGCGGGCGTCGATCACGACGTCTCGGCCGTTGCCGTCGACCTGGCGTGTGCCGTTCACGAGCACGGCCGCCCTCGCCTGCCGCGCGAACGAGGCAGGGGTGATGCTGTTGACGGCCACGGGTCGCTACTGCGGGATGCGGACCTGCGTCACGCCGCGCAGGAATGGGTCGGCCCGGCCGCTTGCGCGCGCGATCTCGTCCCAGCGGCGCGGATCGCCGAACCGCTCGGCCGACAGGTCGAAAAGCGAGACGCCACCCGAGACGGTTCGCGCGACCGCCGTGGCGCCGAATTGCGCGGTGTTCAGGTTCGTCGTGAGCCGCACCATCCGGGTGTCGAGCCGGTGCAGCGCCGGCGCCTGAACCGCGGCGGCGGCGGCCGAGCGCAGTCTCCCGGCCAGGGCCGAGCCCGACATCCCGGGAACGATCGACACCAGCGCGGCCGCGCCGTTCAGCGCCGCGCCGGCCGTGTCCTGCAGGATCTGCACCCGTGCGCGGATGCTCCCCGCGGTCGCGATGATCGGGGCGATCGTCTCGTAGGCGGCGGCCTGGATGTCCTGGATGCCGGCGGCGATCGCCTGCAGCGTGTCGTTCAGGGCCGACAGCGGCCCGTCGCCGATCCGGGCGGTCTCCACAGCGCAGGCGCCGACGTCCTCGCGCACCGCGGCGTCCACGCTGGGCCGCGGCGTCCAGACCGCGCGGGCGGTCAGGTCCTCGACGACGATGCAGCTCAGCTGGTACGGCACCCGAAACGGCGCCTCGAAATGGGCGCGGAACGCCGCGATCTCGACCGTGTAGGCGAAGTCGTGCCAGGTGAGCAGCAGCGGGTCGCCGGCGATGCGCATCCCGTCCAGCGCCCGCGCGCGCTCGGACGCATCCGGCCCGCGGAAGACGCCGCCCCACTCGAGCGGGTCGTCATCCCGGCCCAGGGCCTGCACGATGCGCGCGCCGCCCGGCAGCGTGTGGGTGACCAGCCGCTGCTGGCCGCCGAACGGCATCACCGGTGGGATCTCGGTGTCGGCGAACTCGACGTCGCCGATGCGCAGCACGACGTCGGTCATCGCGTCACCGGGAGCGCCTGGCTCGGGTAGACCGGCCCCATCGTCGGGTCGAATCGGCTGCCGCCGGCGGGCGCGCGGTTCAGTTCTGCGCTCAGGTGCGGGGTGATCACGTCACCAACCTTGCGGCCATCCATGCGGATCTCGCCCACGATGGTGGTGCTGTTGCTGCGCGGCGGCGGCGGCACCGCGTGCCGGTTGCGCCAGTCCTGCAGTTGGTCGAGCGCCCGGCGATCGGCGCCACGCTCGGCCGGAGCCTGGTAGCCCGGCGGCATGAAGTCGGGGCGAGCCTTCGGCTTGCCGTCTCCGCCGAACACCTTCATCGCGAGCGCCAGCCCGCCCAGCGCGGCAACGACGAGGCCGATCGGGCCCAGCAGCCCCCCCACGGCGGCCGCCAGGCCGACGCCCTTGGCCAGGCCGATCGCCAGCGCCACCGCCTTCAGGCCGCCGGCGATGAGCATCAGCCCGCCGCCGGCCACCGCCAGGGCGCCGAACGCAGCGGCGATCCCCATCACGCCCTTGGCGAGCATCGGGTGCTCGCGCGCCCACTCGATGACGCGCTTCAGGCCAGCGTTCAGGCCCTCGAGGCCCCGGACGGCGATCGGCAGGATCGTCGTGCCCAACTCGGTCAGAAGGCTGTTCCAGCGCGCCTGCAGGTTGGCCAGGTTGCCGCCCAGCGTGCCGCGCGATGCGGCGATCGTCTGGTCCGCGCCCATCGCGTTGGACACCAACCGGGCATCGCGCAAGTTCTGCGCCTGCTGGGTGGTGACGCTGGTTGCGAAGTCCGACCCGCGACGGTTCGACAGAATCTTGTTGACCTCCTGCGCCACCACGTCGGGGCTGCTGCCGTACCGCGCGGTGATGGCCGGCGCGACGAACTTCATCAGCGCCGACACCGGATCCACGCGCAGCATGGCCGCGAAATCCTCGTTCAGGTTCAGGATGTTGCGGGTCTGGACCTTGCCGCCGACCGTGCCGATCTTCTCCTGTGCGATGGTGCCCAGCCCAAGCGCCTGAACCGCGGCCATGGCCTGCTTGGTCGATCGGCCCGAGATCAGGTTCTGGTACAGGCTCATGATGCCGGTACCGGCGCGGAACCCGCCCTGCTCCTGCATGAACGAGGCGAGGTTCACGACCCCCTGGTCGGACAGCGATCGGAAGGCCGTGCTCCCGGTCTTGGCCAGCGCGGCCAGGTCGCGAAACTGGATGTCGCCGCCGGAGCCGGTGACGAGTTTCTGTCCCAGGTCCAGGGTGCGCATGAAACTCGCGACCGAATCGGTGCCGCCGCGGATGTCGATGAACCGCTTCAGCGACCGGATCGCCTCGCTGTCCAGGTCGCCGACCTTGCCGCCGAACAGGTTCGCGTTCGCGGTGTTCAACTCGGCGATCTTGCCGGCCGCCGCGGTCGCCATCTTCATGTTGCCGAAGATGCCGTAGGCGCCCCGCAGCGACTCCATCATCTGCGTGGAACTGACGCCGAATCGCTGCGCACCGCGCGAGAATTCATCGGCCTGGCGGTTCACCTCGGCGCCCAGGTTCAGGGTCTTGAACCGGGTGTAGGCCAGCTCGTACTGCTTGGCGGCGTCCAACGGGCCGCCCATCGCCTTCAGCACGCCGCCGCCGGCCAGCGTCAGCGCACCACCCGCGAGGGTCAGGGTGCGAATCTGCGCCAGGTGCCCACGCATCGCCAGGAGTTGCGCATTGAGCGACCCCATGCCGCGCTGCGCCTGCCCGGTCTGGCCATGCAGCGTGCGCATCGCCGCCGTGATGCCGGCCAAGGTCGACGCCGCGCCACCGATGACCGAGATTTTGACGGCGACGGAATAGGCATTCAGCACGGCTTGTGACTCGAATAGAGCGGGCCGATCCCGTGCACCAGACGGTGCAGGGTCGCTACGCTGCATTGATACCTGGCGAAGTGGTCGATCATGTTAGTGTCCACTTATGCGCTTGGTCACCCGCGTTCACGAATGGCTCGCCGATCGGATTCCCGGGGTGCAGTACCCGCACATCCGGCCGGCGGATGCGTACACGCGCGCCGCGCAGCGCAACCCGCTGTCGGCGCCGATGCGCGTGCTGCTCGCGCTCGCCGGCTCCGCAGCAGTCGTGCTGGGCCTGCTGCTGATGGCCGCGGCAGCGTTCGTGCTCTGGGCCGTCATCGGGTCGTGAAGTCGTAGGCGCCGCCGGCGATCGCCTGGCCGCCGGTCAGGCCTTCGACCGTCGCCCGGCCCAGCTCCTGCTGGATGAAGTGCTCGTTCATCACCGCCGCCGGCCCGATGAAGGGTCGCGGGGGGATCTTGTCGGTGCCGAACTCCTGGTAGGCAGCGATCGGGGATTTCGACCCCACCACCGCCTCGTTGCCGCGCACCTCGTGCGTGATGCTGTCGCGCAGATCGCCCTCGCGCAGCAGCGGCGCGTCCTGGCGGTAGCCCAACCGCGCCTTCTCAGCCTCGGTCGACTCGGCCAGCGGCGCCCAGGCCGGGAACGGCCCGGCGGGCCCCTGGTAGTGGCCGATCTGCGCCTTCGCGTCGCCCTCGATGCGCCGCGCGACGCGTTCAAGGCCCCGCGTCTGGGCCGCCGCCATCGCGACACCCAGCGTCGCCAGGTGCAGCGCCAGCGCCCCCAGGTCGGTGAATTCTCGCGTCCTCATCGCGGCGCCTCCCAGGCCATGCGATCCCAGTTGAACACCTGCCCCTCGAACCGGCCGAACGCCACGGCCATCGCAAGCCGGTGGCTCATCGTCAGGTCGAAGTCCTCAGGGATCTCGAACGCCGTGTGGAATGGAACCCCGTTTCGCACCAGCCAGCAGGCGGTCACGAATTCGGGGTTCCCGGCGAGTTTTTTGCGGCATCGACCTCGGGCGACTGGCTGGAGGCGGCCTGTTGGGCGGCCACGGCCTGCTGCATCACCCAGCCGAGGACGGTTTCCACGCCGTGCTCGTCCAGCCGCTGGATGAGCGCGTCGACCTCGGCTTTCGACCGCGGGAACCGCACCGGGTCGCCGTCGATTTCCGTGACCCAGAGCAGCGGATTGACCATCTGCATCCAGGTCTCGTTCCGGGCGGCCTCGGGCCCGACGGCGAGGATCACGTTGTACTGCTGCAGCACCGGGGGCTTTTTCAGCGTGATCCGGCGCCCGGCCGCATCGGTGATCACGTCCGCCAGTTTCGGGGCGGCCGGCTGGGCAGCGGCCTGCGGCGCCTGATCGGCGCCCGGCTGCTGGTCGATGTGGATCTTGGGCATCAGGCCACCTTGATGCGGCGCGAGGCCTGGAAGTTCAGTTTCGAGACGATCGGCTGGTCGGCCTTGCGCTGGCCCAGATCCTCGACGTCGATCACGACGTCCAAGTACCGGTACTGGCTCACCGATCCGTCGACGTTGGTGATCGTCTCGGTGATGGTGCTGCCGGGCAGTTTCACGCCGGCGTAGTAGTCGGCCTCGAACCGCGCCCACCAGTCGTCCAGCGTGGAATCCACGCGGCGCACCGAGAACGAACCCCGGTAGCCGTCGGGGATCACCTCGTGCACCGGCTTGCCGGACAAGCCCTTGAACTTCTGGTTGACGGTGACCGGTTGCGGCTGGAAGTCGTCGACCATGTCGGGGTCGAGCTGGATCGCGCCGTAGGGCGTGATGATGTCGACCGACACGTCGCGGCCGGTGTTGTGCGCCATGGTGGGATGCTCCGCAGGGATGAGGTCGCCCGCGCGCGGCGGGCATGTGGGTCAGGGTCAGCGCGCGAAGGTCTGCGTCTGCCGGGTGATCTGGACGGTCTGGCCGCCTTCCATGTTCACCAGCAGGTACTCGATCACCGACAGGTAGATGACCTTCACGTCGGCCTGCATGTAGCCGAGCGCCACCCGCTGGGGAAGGTTGTTGCTGTTGTCGAGCACGACCTGGAACGCCGGGCTGCCGTCCGGCGTGCCGATCATCCCCTGCTGCTCGAGCGCCGCCAGGAACGACTCGATCGTCGACTTCGCCTCGCGCCGGGTGCTCACGCTCTGCAGCTGGCCCACGTACCGGCCCATGCCGGCCACGATCGTGGTCGCCAGGTAGTTGGTCATCCGGGTGTAGTTCTCGCCGCGCAGGCGGGGGTCGGATGACGAGTTGCGGCCGAACCGGCAGCCGAACACCTTGCCGGCCGGAATCGGGTTGCAGATGACGTCGATCCCCGCCAGGCTCAGCTGCTGCAGATCGGCGGCCGAGTAGACGCGTCCTGCGTAGCTCGCCTGCGTGCCCACCACGCTGCCGAGCTGCTTGTTGAGCGTGGACTGCTCCGGCGACATGGCCGCCATCTTCCCGGCGGCGAACGCTGCGGGGCTCACCAGGCGCGTGGCGCCGTTGGCCGTGTCCAGCCAGTAGACCCAGTCGCCGAGCAGCACCTTCATCGCGTAGCTGTCGATGCCGTTCGTGCTCTTGGCGGTGATCGCCGAGCTGATCGACTCGCTCTGCGGGCCGGCCACCACCATGAACATCTGCTCGGACAGGCCGAACGTCACCTGCGTGGGCCACGTGGTGGGCGTGTCGCAATCGGCCAGCACGCAGATGGCGGCGCCGCTGCCGCGCAGCGCGTACATGCCCGTGCGCGGCGTCGTGTCGCTGCCCACGAGGATGGTGCTGGTGACGCTGGTGGCGCCGTCCAGGCCGCCGGTGAGCGTGTAGGTCGCGGTGGTCGGGGTCGTCGTGCCGGCGCCGGCGGCAGCCGTGATCAGCGCCGAGGGGCCCTGCAGACCGTAGACGCCGGCGTTGATGGCCGCGGCGATCGAGACCCACACCGCATTGCCAGACAGGCCCGCGGCCAGGTTGTCGAACACCTCGGCCACGAGCCCGGGCATCGCCACGGTGACGCGGTACGTGTTTGCCTGGCTGCCGGGCCCGATCGAGACCTGGCACTTGTTGCCCTCGCTGCCGGTGTACTTCGAGGTGAACGTGATGCAGTTCGTCTGCACCGCGATCGTGGCAGCGGCATCGGTACCATCGGTCACCCGCACGGCGGCGAACACGTTGGCGCCCTGCTGCTCGGCGGCCGCGATGATCGTCATCAGGTCGTACTTGCGGTTCTTCACCGGCCCGAAGATCTGCGCACCCTGGTTCACCCCGCCGACGAACACCAGCGAGTTGACCGGCCCCCACGAGGCGCTGCCGACCGCCGCGAGCACGTTGGACGGCACGCCGTTGAGCGGCAGGTTCTTCGGGGGCACCACCTGCACGTAGGTGTCCGGGATCACGAGCGCCGTGGTGTTCAGGGCACCCTGCTGCACGATGGGCATTGCGAAGCTCCAATGAAAAAGGCCCGCGCAGCGGCGGGCCTGTTCGTGAATCGGTCGCGGGCGTCAGTGGTACGACGTGCGCACCGGGCCCTGGGCGTCCACAGACGGGCCGCCGGATTGGTTCAACTGGACGATGCCCACCGCCGTCTGGACCTCGGTGAGCGTCACCGGGTACTCCAGGCGGTACAGCAGGTCGCGCCGGTAGATGCCCTGCAGTTGCAGGTCGTCGTCCTGACGGCTTGAGGCGAAGGCGATGCGCGCGCGCACCGGGTAGGCGATGACGATGCGCCGCATGTCCGCGAGCGCCGCGTCGATCGCGCCAGCGAGCGCATCACGCGCCCCGAATGTCTGTGCCCAGACCGAGACCTGGAACACCCGCTCCTCGCGCCGCACGATGCGGCCGGCCACGCCCTGGGTCACGAGCCGGGCGGACAGCGCGTGCGCGCCCGGCACGGTGATCACGGCGCCGGCCACGCTGGCCGGCTGGTCGGCCACGATGAGGTTGCGCAGCGCTGCGGCGATCGTCGCCAGGGTGTCGCCGGCCTGCAGCGCGTAGACGTAGGGCCGCTGGTCGATCAGCAGCGCCACGGCCTGCGGCACGCTCACGGCGCCCGCGATGGTGATCGTCTGGCCCGCCACGGTAGCGGTCAGCGTGGCCGCCGTACGCGACAACTCGTACCAGTCCGACGAGAGCCCGGTCGTCGGCCGCACCGTCGGCGTCGGCCAGACGCTCACGTGCGCGCGGCCCGCGGCGATGTCGGCGTTCAGCGTGTTGCGGTCCGGCCAGCCGTGGTACACCTTCACGCCGACGCTGGCGATCGGCGACTGACCGGTACCGGACGGATAGACCACCCCGGCGATCACGCCCACCAAGGCGGCCGCCACGTCGCTCAGGTCAGCCACGGTTGACATCCTCCCCGGCCTGAAGGCCGGAGATTCCTACGGCGCTCAGGCGCGGCATTGAGCCACCACTGAGTCGCTTCGGCGGGTTCCTGCTGCTGGCGGCCTTACCGCACCGCTCACTTCACAGGCTAACCGGGCGTGTCCCGCCCTTAGTACATTGATCGCGCCGACCACATCGGCGTTTTCAACAAAGCCACACTCCACGCACTCGAACTTAGCTTGCGTCTGGCGGTTTTCCGC